ACCTGTGCCAGTGCCGCCAGTAACTGCACCACCAGGGGTTGCAGGTCCGGTTGTGGTGCCACCGACAGTTGTAGTGCCACCACCAACGCCACCCGGGGCTGTACCTGTTTGTGCTCCACCACCTGGGATTGTAACCGTTTGTGTCCCACCACCTGGGGCTGGTGGTGTTGTAGCTAAGGTCTTTGCCTTTAAATTCTTGTCTGTAAATATCCTATCAATTAGGCTCTGATAGTAGTCTGTATTTGTTGGCGTTGGTGTTGGTGTGAGCTGTTCAGGTTGTTGAATCTGTTGAACTAACTGTTTATACTGTTGATTGTACTCTTCTTCAGTTATTTGACCAGACTCAAGTTTTGCATTTAGCGTTTTAATTTCTTGCGCTGATACACCAGGACCTCCTGGCACATTAAATCCTGGGGGAGGATTTGTTACTGTTACTGAACCAGCACTTACACCAGTTTGGCCAGGTGGTAAATACGAACCACCTGTACCAGCGCTTTGGGTTCCAGTTCCTTGCGCCAAAATAGCATCGTCTTCACCCTTAGCCATCGCTAACGCCTGGTCATTATCTGCTCCACGGTATGTATAATACCGGTAAGCGTTTTTGGCTCCTTCTGTCTTTAGCTGCGCCAGGTTAATGTCGTTAATATCTTGTAGCTGTGTTCCAGGGCCAACTAAACTTTGTGCGGCCGAGAAGATTGACGCTAATGGAGAGCCAAGCCCAGAGTTAATGGCGTCAATGTAAATGTCTTGTTGTTCTTTAGAAGCCCCGGCGACAGTGTTTGCCACGTCAAGTGCCTGCGTCGTGTCTAGGCCTTTTAATTTTGCGTTGTAGAACGAGTCTTGTTTTGAGTCATCAAAACTATTAATTTGTTTTGCGGTATTAAACGCACTAGTCGCGTCAGGATTTTCTGATAACGAATCGTAGAACGTCTGAGCTGCGACTAATGACATCTTAGATATATCTGGTGCAAACTGAATAGCGTCTTCAGGTCTTAGACCAAAGTTTGTAGAGAACTCATACATTCTCTGGCTTTCTGGTTGTAGTAAGTTAACTTGTCCAGACAAGTTTACGGCACGGTTTAAATCACCGGACTCACCATATAACTTCTCAAATGTGCTCTTTGCAATTGGGTCATAATCGGATGCTTTTGCGTACGCAGCCTCCACATTTTTTGCTGTAGTGGTCAACGTATTTTGCATATCGTCAACAGATGTATTAAACTCATCTGCATTTTTATTTACTACCACTAACTGATCATCAAGCGCTTTATATCCGGCGACGTACTGATCATTTAAGTTTTTTAATTGGTCGATGTAGCCTGAGTATGTTTGGTTCTTAGTATCAAAATCGTTTCTGACGACGTCGTAGGCATTGTAGTCTACGTTATATTTATCAGTTGCGGCGTTAAGACTAGGAATTAAAGCATTTGCCTGATCAGCGAACTGGTTTGCCAGCTCAATATTGTTAGCGGCTTTTGCCTCGTCATATTGTTTAACAAGACCAGAGAACTCGTCTGATTTGGCTTTGTATTGATTAAACGAAGCCGTAGCCGTGTCGTAGACTCTGTTTGCGTTGTCCCTGGCAGGGTTTAAGACATCTTTAGCGTACGTCTCGGCTGTTGTCTCGATTGTGCCGGCTTGATCAATTAGAGACTTGGAGTTGGTTTCTGTCTGAGTCTGCAGATCTATTAATTTTTTTGCTTCGTCTAAAAAAGATTTTTTGTAGTTGTTTACGGTGTCTTTAAACGGCTGGATTATCTCATTTAAACTCTTTGTTAATCCTCTAGCGACATCAGTATTTTTTAGTGAGTCACCCGCCTCTGATAGGCTGGTGCGCACGATGTTGTTAACAAGCGCCGTGCTAAATATTTGATTGACGTCCTGTCCCTGGGCCGCGCCGGCTGTTGCGGCACCGGTAGTCCGGCCTAGCACCTCGGCTACTTTACTATTTAATCCTAAGTTTTTTAATTGTCCGGTGGTCTGTGTCCCAGCAAAACTACCAGCGCCCGAACTTACACCAGACAATAGTACATCACTTAAATCGCCGCCCCGGAGCGCGGTCATTGCGGCAGACCCGCCAGCGTTTCCTAGTGCGGTTGTTATAGACTGCAACATTGCCGGTGGAATCTGTGACGCAATACTTGGCGCTACCGTGGCCGCTGTCGTCGTTACGGTGCCGTCAACGCCTTGCACAATTGTGCTGCCATCAGTAAACGTGTGCTGTACTGAACCATCAGCCAACGTGTCAGAAGACGATAATGACGCATCCCCAACCGAGCTAGTTAACTCATTTGCAAACGCCTCATTTAAACTGTCAGTAATTCCGGCGGCGACCACAGACGAGACATATGATATGCCGCCGGCTATTGCGGCCTGCTCAATGCTGCCACCATTTGCGATGACCGTCCCAGCAGAAATTAATGGTAGAGCCCAGGCGTTGCCTGTCGCTATAGCCGCGACTTTAAGACTAGTGCCGACAGGGTCGTCAATTGCGGCTTGCCCTGCCTTACCTATTTCTCTGCCAAGTCCCTCGGCGCCCTTACCAATCTCACGAACGCCAGACTCAATGCCATCGCCAATACCTTTTAGTGATGGGCCTGGGTCAAGTTCGGCCAAAAACGAGCCGACGCTACTCATTATTTTTTACCTTTTTTGGCAACAAATTTCTTTTGTTCCACAACCATTTTGGTTCTTGGCGTGTCACCAAGATCTACGGTGACTCGGTATCCACCATCTACCGTCTTGTTAATTGCGTACTCCATGTTTTTAAATGGCTCGCGCTTGTATACTTGCTCGGTTATTCTTATTAGTGCAGGGTCATTAAACTGAGTCACTAAGTACTTAAAGCCCATCATACCAACGGCTTTAGTAAACGTCACGCCATTGTTTATGTAGTTTTTAACCGTGTCTGCGTTAAGCGCCCTAAAGAGTCCAACCACCGGGTTTGACTTATCCTGGTGTAATACAAATATGGTATTACCCTCGCGAAACATCAACGCGCCCATCTCGTATGCCTCTACGCCTAGGCTAGCCTTGACCTGCTCGGCAGTGTACTCGCCGCCAGTTTCCCGTGCAGCGATCTCAATAATTTCGTCTTGTGTTAGCTCCCGTTGTTTGGAGTCTACAAACGACGTCACGGCAAAAATTACTTAGCTGCTGCTTTAGCTCTTGCGGCTAGTGCCTCTTCTGCAGCCTTTTGGAAGGCTGGGCTAATAGCGTTAGTGTCGACCTTGCGGTTGGCTACAATTGCGTCAGCAACTGCTTTGTCGTTTAGATATTTCATGGTTTGTTGGCCGTGCATACTATCTCCTTTGGTTAAATGCTTCTACTTATACTAATGCAAATATACTGTGTTTATCGCCCTAAATCAAGTGCTTGGGCCATTTAAAATAAAGCTAAGCGCCGAGGCCCACTCTTGCCACGTCTCAAACGCCTCTGGGTCTGGGACTGGGTAGCTCTCAAACGTAGTCAGCTGGCTAATGTTTTTAGCGACCTGTTTCCAATTATCCTCAATGTCATACATAATTGGCTCCTCACTAAAGTAGTGTAGGAAGTTACCGTTCCAATCTTCCCAAGACATATACTCTGGGTCGATTGGGAAAAAACTCTGGATACTCACGGTCTCTCGTCGCCGTACTCTGCCGTAACCAACAGGCGGCCCATTTCAAAGTTACCGTCCAGTGTGTTGGACTCAAATTTTAAGCGCATTTCTCGGTGCTCTACGCGCAGGTCAATCTTGCCAGTGTCTTGGTCAAAGTAAAACGGACCAGAGGTCTCTGTATCTCCGCGGGCAAACTTACGACCTAATATTGTCATGCTCATCGTACCGGCCTGTACAAAGTCTGGCTCGATACGTCTTAGGTGCATACGTCGATTCACGCCGGTAGGGCTGTCTTGAGATGGTATTCCCCCAACCCAGCTAATGTCGCAGGTCGTGATGTTGGAGGTAATTGCAAACTCTTGGTTAAACGTAATTGCGTTTGTGCCGAACTCATGCTGCCAGAGTGGGTACCCACCCTCGATGTAGTACACCAAGTTACCGGCGACAAGGGATGGGTTAAAATTTGTGCTTACCGTGATTAGTGTCACACCCGTTGGGTTAGTCGCCGTTATAGCAGATGTAAATAAAAATTGGCTAGTCACTACCTTGTAGACTGTTGGGTTGCTGCCGTTGGATGTGGCGACGTAGTCACCAGCACCAAATGTAACTGACGCATCTCCAGTTAAATAAAATTGGTTAGAGTTTAAAGCTGGTTGGCTAGCGGGTTTGGCGATTACAGTAAACGACGGGCTAAATGTATTTATATCTTCCCAACCGGCCCATATTGGCGTTGGGAATATTTCTGTTGTATAACCGCAAGATCTGCGTGCTCCAGGCGCGCTTCCAGCATCGTACCAGATCTTATCTTTGACGTTGTATATGATTGCGTCGGTGCATTCTGTTGCATCGCCGCGGGGATAAAAGAACCAGATCTCATTATACCGAGGTACTTTAGTGGCCCATACCTTTTGGCGCTGTACAAAGTTGAGATTATCAAATAGCCAGTTTACGTTCTTATCATTTGGCAGTACAGAGACCGCACCATTGTATAGGTAGAAACGGTCGACACCCATCCAGTAAAAAATACCGTCTGACTCAACAAAACACGAGGACGATATTGTAGAGATCTGGCTAGAAATAATATCATAGCGCCAGTACAGCGGATTCGTGCCAGTAAACGAGACACGAATCAAACTATCGGTTGCCCAAAACATTCCGGATGGAGAATTGGTGCCACCACGCACGGGTATGCCCCTAACAATCTTAGACGAGGCCATGTTGACCTGGTTAGCGGTCGCCCCGTTCCAGTCGGTAATCGTCTGCTGGTTATACGTTGTTAGTGTTGTATTGGTTGCGACGTTGTTGTTAGCAATAAAACCGTCTGATCCATACACAAAGGTAAACGGATACAGCACGCACACACCGCCGTCTACTACGATTGGTCGATAGGTTGGGTTTTGCCCGCCAGTATCTGCCAACCCTTGAAAACTCCATTGGTTTGAAGAATTTGGCAATATGTTCCCCGTTAGCACTTGGGTCTGGATAGCGTTGTCAATATTTGCTAAGTTTAGGCCTGGGTGAGCCAGCACTTGCAAGGACCCACCCGCAGGTGAGTACTGTAAGTCAAACTGCCACAACAGATTTGCATCAGCGGTAAATGTTTCATCATACAACGACACCGTTGTCGGTGACCCAGCAATACTAGATGTCGTTACAATTACCGTAGTATTTGGTGCTGTATATGATGAACTAATTACTGTTGTTTGTGTGGCAGCGCTATTACTAAAAATAACTTTCATGCCTGCGGGAAATGCCGCGGTTACATTGCCTGCTACAACAAACTGACTGACTGTATTAGATACTAAAGTAAATGGTGAGTAGCCGGGTAAAATATTTACAGTAAGCGGACCACTGCCAACACCAAACGTGGTGCCTGTTGTAAATGCTTCTAAACCGTACTGATTACCAACGAATACGTAATTAACGCCATTGTACGAGTTGGCGATCATGCCGCGTGGAATACCAGTAAACGTAGAAAACAGTTCACGGTAGCCGCCCATTTTTTTAGGTGTCATCCGTTGGAAACGACACCACTCTCCGTCAGTAAAATCTCGCGACTCAAATACTGTGCCGTCTCGTTTTATGCCTGGCTGGACGCCAAGCGTGTAGACCAGATTATACTGATCTGGTAGCTTGTTTTCTCCAGCCATTAGACAAAGGTCCCACCGCTAATTGACCCAGCGGTAAATGCCGCCGTAGTTGATATCTGTGGATTTAATGTGTTGGTATTATCAATTGTTAACATATTGATTGAGTTAGCTGATATACCAAGCACGTTAGTTCCAATTAAATACATGCCCGTGTTGGTGTTGCTAGTAAATGAATGCGACGGCGCCGCGGCGGTCCCATTAATCGCATAAAATACGTTAGTAGTTGACTGACTGATAACATACAAAAAATTACCGTCGCTTAGCACTAAGGCGACGGCGCCGTTCGCTAAACTAATTGGTGTCTGTATACTACCAGATAATTGAAACGTGATATTGTACCCCGCCTGACCTGTTTCGTTAAGCAACACGTACAGCTGCGTCGTCGCTGGAAGAGTAACAGCCAAAGTAACTGCTCGTGTGCCGGATAGCGCGGCGTATGTTTGAATAATTGGGGCGTATGATACAAGACTAAGTGTATTGACGCCAACAATAGAATCTACATCATACGTCGAGGATGTAAACGTTACATTAGACGGCACCGCTAAACCAACGGTAAAGAAGTTACCCGTTGCCTGTTGAAACATAATAAAACCAGACTCCGATGGGTTTATACCTAATGTTGCCCCGCCGTTAATTAATGATGCCCCCTGTGGTGCAAATGATAGTGTACCAGTCCCAGTATTTCTAAACGCAATAAACCAACCCGCCGTTAGACTGGCTGCCGTTGGTAGGGTAATAGTGTTATTACCAGCGGTCCATACAAATGTACTGGCACGGCTGGCGTTGGTAATGGTTGGTGGAGATGACACCTGAATAATGTTTTGTGTGGTGTTTAGCTGGCCAGAAAGCGCCACTAAGCCAGGTCCGGCTAATGAGGCAGCATCAGCAGATGATGTGCCAGCACCAAACGTAACGTTTTGCCAGACACCCGCGGAAGTTGAATTATTGGATAGGTAGAAGTATTTAGATACGCCGGCGGCAATTGAAACCGATCCTGTGCCCGCAAAATCTTGAACAGTAAACGCGACAGCGCCAAAGTTACGGATTAAAATATCTGCGCCGGTGGTGCCTTGGTTTGCCTCTGGCAGTTTAATAATTAAACTGGCGACAGATGGTGTGGCATCAATAATACGAGCGGCAGGTACTTGCGTTGGGTTAACAACGGCGGGCCAATAGAGCTGTACGTTTGCGCTAAAGCTAAGCGCATAGTACGACACATCTGTTGGCTGTACAACTGTTCCGGTAAACGGTGATGTAAATATTGGCATAGTTTATGGTTCCTGGACCGTAGTATTTCTATCAATACGACGCGAGTTATCTTCTTTCTTCAATGCAGTCAATGACTCGGTGTAGTAGCCTTTCCAAACCGGCAATTTGTCCAAGGCTTTTAAATACCCCTGGGCCTGTAGTAAGGTACCAAACAACATCGCCTGTGGGCACTCGCGCGTGAACAGGTTGGTTTGATTACTATCGTCAAGTGGCTGGATGAGGCTGTAATATATAATTTCTACTGGATAGCTTTGGTCTGGTTTTGGCGCAAAATTCCAGTTGTTGTAGTCATACTCACCGTAATACTTTGGCTGTCCGTTGCTAGATTGCGACTGGTACTGAGCAATGTAATCTTGTGAGCGCAATAACATAGGCGTGCCGTTTACCTTCATTGACACCGTCTTACGCCAACGGGCTGGCTTTGCCAGTACGTCTTCATTAGTAGGCAATGTGGTCTCTACTACAGTTAATTGTAGTAGTGACTTTAACTCGGCGGCAATTGCGGCCTCAGCTAAACCAATTAGGCTAGGTATCTGCGCAACAAATTCGGCGTCGTCACGTTCCATGTAACGCTGGACGTCTTCCACCAGATTGCTGTAGGTCATTACGTATGCGCCGCTCATCGTGTATAGTAGCTAAAGTTAGGTTGGAAGTAAATTGGCGACTTATCGCGCTCTTCTTGTGCCGCGTCGTACTCTAGTTTAGTGGCCTGTGTCTCTAAATACTGCACACGGTTTATATCAATCTGTGGTAATTGTAGCGCTAGTTTATGTGATAGGCTGGCCTGGATAGAACCAATCCAGCGGTTTGGTAAATACAATTCATTTGTTAACGAGCCAACGTCTGGCATCTGTGTCTCAACAATTAACTGAAAGACTTGGTAGTTATTGTTTGGTACGGGCCACAAATACATACGTGGCTCGATCAGACGATCAAACCAGTACTGCAATGTGCGCTGGCTGGGGAATTGTTTATTGGGAAGGCTCCAGTAGTCATTACGGTTTAGTCTGGCCATGGGGATGACTTGCTGGCTTTGCGCAAACTGGATGGCGCGCAACGAAAATGTTGCGGCTGCGTTTCGGTTCTTTAATCTAAAGTAATAGAATGGTTGTGTGGCGTTAATGCTAAAGTATGCCCATTCACGATCAGCCAATGTAGTGGACGGGAATGATTCCCACACTGTCCAGTTTGTTCCGTCGTCACTAACCTCAAAGTCTAAGGTATAAGTTGCCGTTGTCCCTGGGGAGTACCCATTGAATCCAACATAAAACAATCTTGTTTGGCCGCTGTACGCTGCACCAAAGAAGTTATTTTGTAATGTTGTGGTTGCAAAAAGATCTAGTGTATCGTTTGCGTCTTGATCAAACAGGTTAACCACGTTTGCGTTTGACGTTGGGATTAGACCACTATATGCTGGGTTAGTAATGTACACCCAGTTTGCCTCACGCACGTCAATCGTGCTCTCAGGTAACGAAACCCACTGCGCGTTTGTTGGCGCGCCGATGACCTTGTTTTCTAAAAGCCAGAGGTTAACGCCACGGTTAGACAGGTTTTGTAAAATGTAGTACAGCGCCTGTTTGCCTGCGTCAACGTACTCGGGCGTCATCTCTTCTGCCGTCTTACCAGCATCACGGTACGCGTACGAGATCAACTGATCTATGTTGATCTTGGTCTGGTTAGTGGTACCAGAGTATGACATAAATTAACGTCCCCTGCCGGATGCGCGTTTAGTTACTTGTTGCGGAAGGTTTGGTTTTGCCTTGCCGGCCTTGATAAACTCTTTGCCAACCTTCTTGGGTATGCCAATGGTTGACTTACCAGCCGCGGCGGCGTACATCGCCTTCTGTTGCTGTTTAGACTCTATTGGCATGCCTTGCCGCCTTCTTTTTTACCAGTCATTTTACGGTACTTTGCTTCGTAGCTAGATGGATCCTTTTCTGCAATCGCCTTCTCTTGCTCGGCGGCTGCCTTGTTTTGTTCTGGTGTACCCATCACGTTTTCTTGCAATTTTTTACCGGTAGCTTTGATTGTTTCAACAATACCACCGGCGTTATACTTTTTTACTTCACCACCTTTTTTAGCGTAGCCCATCTTGTTACGGACGTTGGTTGGGAGTTTGGCCAGGCCAGGGTTCTCTTCTGTGTCGACAGATTTTAATGATCCACCCTCAGCACACTTTTTTGCTTTACCACCATTCTTCATCATTGGGGGAGGCATCATGCCCATGTCTGGGCTCATCGCTGGCGCTGGCTCGGCAATGTTTGACATCGCTGGCTTGATCGCGGCCTTAGATGGCGCCGCGGCCTTTTTAACTTTTTTGCCGGCTTTGTAGCGACCAACACAGCCGCCTTCTTTTTTCATGCGACCGCCGTTCTTTAGCTTGGACAGGTTAGTCTTCTCACCTTTGTGTTGTTGCTCGTCGTGAATTTTAACTGCCTTCTTCACTACCTTTTTGTCTTGTGCGATGTCTTCGCTCATCTCTGATTTTTCAGAGTGGCGTGACTTATACTTAACAGCGCCGCCTTCTTTAAAGCACTGCATCTTTGGTGATGATTTAAAGCCGTCCATGTTGGTTCCTTCAGGTTAATGGTTCTATATCTACTAATGCAAAATAAGGGGTGTTTACGCCCCGGCTAAGAACAGCGAGCGCTCTATTTGTCTGCGCTTTTTAAGGACCGGCGGGTTGCTCCAATTAAGAAACGCGTCGCCTGCCTTGTGCACGTTGCCCTCGTTAAAGTGCTTAACAACTTCAGAGCGGGCCATGTTGTCCGGCCCAATGTTGTGGCATAGGCTCATCAAGGCGTCAATCTGGTGCCTCTTGGGAGTGCTGTTTAAAGCCGATTCTAGGGCCGTAGAGCACTTTTCTAGGTCCCGGTGTAGGATACCTATCACCTCGGCCTCAGAAAGCTCCCTATGGAGCAAATGAGCGTCCCTTTGACGTATTAGGTGGCCAATGCCGGTCGTCCACTTGCCTCCGTAGTCCTGGTAGGCGCGGTAGCGCTTTCCCTCAAAGTGTTCAATTAATTCAACGGTTGAGTCCGCAACCCACTGAAATGGGGTGTGGGCCACGGCCCATTTAGCTAGGGGGTCGTGAAAACACACGCCCCAGACAAGCGCAATCGCGCAGGCGTACACCGCCAGGTGATGTCGTAACATAGAGTCTCCTCGTTAGTTTGCTATATACTAATGCAAATTTATGCTAAGAAAAGGCTCTCGTGCCTGTTTTGTCGATAATAAGCGCCTGCTTACGGGGCGCGGTGTCTTTAGTGTTTGGCACGCTGATATGCGTCCAGGAGCCAAACTCTTCAATAATCTGGTCAAATGGTATTCCTCCATCGATGCAGGCCTGTACGACCTGTTTAGGTGTCATTCCAGGGACTCTGATATCGGCGGCACAACCTAGCCTATGCTGGCTAGTGTCCTTGCTGCCGACAGAGTCGTTAACTGGTTTAGAGCGAAACGCTGAGTTTACAAGGATTGGCTTGTTAAGTAGCGATCTGACTTGTTCTAGTAACTCTGCGGTGCGTACTAGGTTAGCCGTCTCGGTGGCGTTGGGCGTGTTGTCTAGCCCTTTGCGTTGTGCCACCTCAGATGCGGTTAGTTCTTCTAGTGTAAAGTTAGGGCTTAGGTTCATTCTTTTTACTCCGAATCTCGGTTATTTTCTCCAGGCTACGTGACCCAAAATACGCCCCGAAGACGAGCATGCCCCAGTTTCCGAGCAGCGTAACATAGGACTCGTTGGCGTTGAGTCCGAAGGCGGACATCATCGCAAATACAAAGTATCCACCAAGGATCGCTATGAGCGCCATGGGGCGAATATTTTTAGACAGCCAAGAGTCAGACGACATGTCAGACTTCCAACGATCTGAAATATTGTTTTGCTCGTTCATGTCGGCGTTAAGCTCGGCTAGCTTGCCCTCTTGCTGGAGCTTGATGAGCTCTTGTTGTGCTTTGGCTTTAGCCTCTGGATCTGGGATCAGCTTATCAATTATCTTGGTGCCGATGTCAAACAGTGCCGTGATTGGGAACATTATTTTTTACCCCTTATAGCCCCATACAACGTACCAGGCAATGAGCGCAGCGACGAGAAAACAGTAGAGTTGAACTCTACGAATTTCGTGTAGGTCTTTGTTAAACAGTTTTTCATTTTCTTTTTTTTCCTTTAAGAGACGCGCCTTGATGACCTGTATGTCATCCCAGGCCTTGGGGCCGTAGTTTCGTATTACCTCGGCCTTCATCTTTTGCTCGAGGCGCTTAACTTCTTCGATAATTTTGAACTCGTCAAACGCCTTTAGTATGGTCTGGTCGACGTGAAACTTTTGTGCTTTGGCGCGCTCTTTGGCGCGTTCTTGGGCTAGGTCGGTTGCTTCTTTTTGTACGTTAGCGATGCTGGTAGATAGCTCCTTGCTGACCCCTCTGGCGGAGTCAAGGGTGCTACCAAGAGATTTTGCTCCTTCTAAAAAGCCAAATGGTTCTGACATTATTCATTTTTATTAGTTTAGTTTTACGAGTAGTGCGATCATGGTTGCTATAATAAACCCTACCGAACCAACCAAAATCTGTTCAATGCGTTTTAGTCGTGCGTTAATGCCGGCGTATCGCTCGGCACAGACCGCCTCGTGGACGGATAGCGCCGCCTCGTTTTTGTCAATTAGTTCGGTCATGATTTAGGATACTTTGCCTTCACCGCCAAACAGTCGGCAATGTATTTATCAATCTGTGCCTGATCACCTTTTACGACGCCATCTAGGTAGTCAGTAAATGGTGGGTATGATAGTCTTCTTTTTTCAGAATAACCAACATCTATTCCCTTAGACTCTAAGTATTCAACGTGTCCCATGTTTTTACCTTTTAATTATATTCGTATACGACAACAATCCCGTCACCGCCAGCGCCGGCGCTGCTGCTGTAGCCATTGCCACCGCCGCCGCCGCCGTATAAGCCGGGGCCTTGAGAACCGCTGTACCCACCACCAGGGCCAGCTATCCCAAAAAATGCAGGGACACCGCCGGGGGTGCCAAAGCCGGTGCTAGTATAATTAGTGGCGCTGGCTGTTCCACCTGTGAGATTTAAGTCTCCACCGCTTGCAGACCCACCAGCGCCGCCTATTGGGTAGCCCCCACCCTCACTACCAACACCGCCGCCATTGCCAATTATTGTGCCGTTAAAAGATGAAGCTCCTCCGGCGAAATTAACCGCACCACCCTGACCAACAATTACTGGAGCTGAAGCTATAGATGTAACATTTAATAATTTAATTGCACAGCCACCACCACCACCACCGCAAAGAGTTTGTGTACTAGCTAGTCGCCCGCCTCCACCGGCGCCGATAACATACACGTATACTTTAACTATTCCTGCCGGTCTAGTCCAAGTATATGAGCCATTGGTCGTAAAGTATTGGGCGGAGACAAACCCACCCGTGCCGCCGCCTCCGGGAAGTGGTGATGATGTCCATGTCGTGCCATTGGACGTCAAAACATTGCCAGCCGTGCTTGGCGCCACAAAGGAAGGAGCTGATGTCCCGTTACCTAAAAGAACGTTGTTTGCGGTTAGTGTTGCCGCGCCTGTTCCGCCTTGAGCCACCGATAAAGGTGTGGTTAAACCGGTTAAAGATGTAATGTCTGAGTTTGCGCCTTTTAGGGCATATGGTGCCGTTGACGAGCCGGTTCCACCCTGAGCCACCGATAAAGGTGTGGTTAAACCAGTTAGAGATGTAATGTCTGAGTTTGCGCCTTTTAGGGCAAACGGTGCGGCTCCGGTTGATGTCGCGCCTGTTCCGCCCTGAGCCACCGATAATGCCGTGGTCAGTCCAGTTAAAGATGTAATGTCTGAGTTTGCGCCTTTTAGGGCAAACGGCGCCGCTGCGGTTGATGTCACGCCCGTGCCGCCGTTTGCGACGGCTAATGTGCCAGCGACCGTAATAACCCCCGACGTCGCCGTCGATGGGGTCAGCCCGGTCGACCCAAATGAAATACTTGTTACTGGTGAGGAGCCACTAGTTTGCGCTAGTAGGGTAACAACGCCAGAACTGTTTTCATAGTACAGTTTGCCGTCGTTAATGTTAATTGCCAGCTCACCTGGAGCTAAATTTCCAGCTGTGGGGACAGCCGCGGCTGTTGTGCTGTAATATAAACTAATGGGTGTATATCCCGCTTGTGCCATGTCTATTCCTTATAATACTCGAGGTTTTTTAATAGTCGCTCGTCATTGGGTTCAAATTCTAGGGCGTTAGTGCCGTGTCTTATTGCTTCTTCTTTAAATCCTAATCTGTACGCCGCAATTGCCGCCAAGTCGTGCGGCCTTGCCTTCCAGTTTTGTGAGTCAACTGTGTACGAAAAGGTACACTCTGTCAGCTTGAGTGCGTTACATGCCGAGCCGTAACACTCTTCCCATAATCCTTTTTTGTAGCACGCCTGAGCTAGTTCACACCATGTCTCACGCACGCCAGCGTCTTCTGACACTGCCCGGCGGTACCAACCCATGCCGTCTTGACCTAGGTTATCGTAGCAGTTACCGATCAACCTCATGGCGTACGATCGCTCGTTGTTCCACGTCGCCTCTGGCATCGCTAAATACTTTTGCAGTGCCACAATCGCATCGTTCCACTTTTGGTAATATGTCAGTTCTCTGGCATAATAAAACGCATTGCGTGGGCAGCTTGGGTCTTCCTTAACCGACATCTCAAGCAGGTCCAAGTACTGGCCCCTTGACTTTGTCTCGTCTGGGTGGTGCGTGATTAGTAGCATCTCGCTGTACGCCCAGACTTCTTTTGTCCTGTGATCTGGTCTAATGTACTCATGGCACGGGTGGTGCCAGTGGTACCCTTTGCGGCTGTGTAGCTTTGTACTATAAAATACTTTGCCGTGGCCCCAGTCAAACTTATAGCTCATGCGCGTGGTGTCTTTACTCCACAAGCGCTCTATCTCATCGCGCCAACCCGGCTCTAACTGCTCGTCTAAGTCTAGCGATATGCAGACATCGATATCAGCGGGGAGTAGCGCCAAAGCGGCGTTCCGAGCATGATCGAAGCGCCAAGGAGAAATGCAAATGCTATGAACAACAGCCCCATACTTTTTTGCCTCCTCAATTGTTCCGTCGGTTGACCCCGTGTCGGCGATCATAATATAATCGGCTAACTTACTAGACTCGCAGAATGTCTTTACAAACTGCTCTTCGTTTTTGCTAATCGCATATACAGCAATTTTCATATTTTGTATTTTCTAAAAAGTTATGTATGCCAAACCTTGCCTACCATTTGCTGGTGAACCTCCAACGTCTGTTCTACCATTTGCATAGTTTGAGTCTAAAGTGCCGTCTGGATTTGGGGCAGTTATAGCACTACCAGTTGTTAGTGTTGAAGAAGTTACTAAAGAAGTGTTGACATATCCGCTTCCGCCAGCTCCGGGGGTTGCATCAGATGTACCACCGCCGCCACCATAGTAACCACCACCACCGCCGCCACCGTCATCACCACCAGATGTCCTAGAACCCGTTGCGTTACCGCCTGTAAGTTTGGAGCCGTTATATGTACCACCAGCAGATTGTGTGCCACGACTTGCAGGACCACCACCAGCATTTTGTCCAAGAGTACCACCACCCGCACCAGCAGCGCCTGAATATCCAGTAGAACCACCACCCGCACCAGCAATTAATAAAATATCTGCATCTGACATACCAGAACTAAATGTAGTAGTAGATAACATTGTCATACCACCACCACCAGCACCACTAGCATCACCCATGGTGCCATACCCACCGTTAGGCCACCCGCCAAGACCACCAGTCCCATAACCAGAAGTTGAAGGACCAAAACCACCCTGACCAACATATAAATAATACGTTGTTCCTGGTTGTAAAATTACTGTACCTTTAGAAAATCCACCAGCACCACTACTTCCACCAGCGGAATATGAACCATTACCGCCAGCCGCACCCCACAACGAAAATGTAACAGTTCTGGTTGAGCCAGTAACTGTAACGATGTTGGGAGAATTTCCGTAGTTGTAAAGGTATGTGCCTGAAGAAACATTAGATCCGTTTACTTGAACAGTACCCGTGTTACCAGCAACACTGCCAATACTAGCCAAGACGCCTTGTAAAATCCCGGACATTAGGTTAGTCCTGTACCAGAAATAATCCACTCGGTAGAGGTAATCTTAATTGCAGTAGCAATCCCGTTTGCAGCAAGAGCTCTGTTACCTGTTGTTCCTGCGCCAGCTAAACGCATGGTGTCTGTAGTAATAGAAATGGTAATTACACCAGCAGCATTTTGATTTATAAACGTAACCGCAGTGCCAATTGGGAACGCAACAGATGAGTTAGCTGGAATGGTAAAGGTTCTTGCTGTGGTATCAGCAGACGGGTGAAAAATTTGTTTACCAGAATCTGTAAGAACTAATGTATATGCTGTACCTGATTGTAAGTTTTGTGGAATGGTTAAAAAACCAACAGCGTTTGTGCCGTCTACTGTGCAGTTAGCAAGACTTCCCGTGGTTGAACCTGTGCCACCATTAGATGTTTGCAAAATACCCGATGAATTTACACCTTGTGCTAAGTTACCTAGATTGCGCGGGAGTGCCATATTTATCCTATTTTAAGCCCAAATGCCTAATTTTTTATAGAACATTTGTTGTGTTAAATTAAATACACCTCTGCTTGTAGCTGGTCTTACTGAATAAATTATTCCACCTGGATATTTCTTAATCATGTTGTTACCTCTACCCAGTTAATTGTTGGTTCATCCCAGCGATAATTTTTTCCATCATTTGGATATGGTACAGGTGGTTCAAATCTGCAAGTAAATTCGTTGAACGTCCAAGATACAAATCCAGAAGCTGCAAAATCAGCTTTAACTCGATCTTGAAGCGCAACTATTTCTTCTCTTGTCATTAAGTCACATGTATGCGCATCTGTCCAAACTCCATCTGGACGCTTCTGATAATTTACCCTATGATTTTTTTCATAAACGCTAGGTATTGGGGGAGGTACACGCTCAAACCTAGCAAAATTACTTGGTAAGTTGTTAACATCAATATGCGGAAACGCATCACGAAAATTGTTGCCGTAAATTGGGTGATTTACTGCCTGCCCGTTTTCATTTATTTGAATAAAAAGTTCCATCCTATTTCCTTAAATTAAACATCTGGGCAAGCGCCTGGAAATGATCTTGGTGTGCCAGGGGTCGTTCCTTGCCATATTATTCTTACTACACCACCAGCACCGTTACCGTATCCATTATACGCACTTGTGCCTCCCCCTCCGTAATTACCTCCACCACCACCATAGGTACTAGATTGCCCAGTAGATCCGCTAGTTCCGCCTGAGCCGCCACCACCTCCACCACCAGGAAAACCTGAGGTATAAGTGCCAGCAGCCCCGTTTGCTCCTTGACCATAAATACCTACTCCACCGCCACCGCCAGCACTATCGTAATAATTTGGAGAATTACCACCACCGCCACCACCGCCACCACCTCCAGAACCTGCTGTAGCGTTGTTAGCATAATACTCCCCGCCTTTACCGCCATTCCCCGAGTAACCAGCAGCTCCGCCGCCACCACCCCATAAAGTGTTTGAAGGGACTGGTGAGCCATTACCACCGCCAGCGCCGCCATTACCACCTGTGCCTCCGCCAGTGCCTGTATAGCCCCCACCAGTACCACCCGCAACGAATCCACCTTTTGTTCCACCAACACCGCTTACTGTGGGAGCACTTATAAAAAAAGATGTGCCTCCGTCAATAGGAGGGTTAGTGTAAGGGTAGCCTCCGTTTCCTACTTGAACAGTATACCCGTTCCCTGGAATTACAGTAATATTATTTAGGTACCCCAAACCCCCACCCGCACCGCCACCAGTGTAACCACTTTGTGAAGCACCTCCGGGGCCACCACCGCCAATACAAAGTACATTCACGGAAGTGATTCCTGGAGGGGCAACCCAAGTATATGTCTGAGGAGATGGACTTGTATAACCAATATAATTTTCTTGACCAGGAGGGGTTACTCCTGGCCAAAATCCTGAACCAGCTGACTGAAGCTGTTGTACTGGAGTCCAAAGTCCGCTATAGGTTGGCATTAAACATCCCCTGTATTAGTTGATGGGAAAACTCTTGGGGAAACTGCACCGCCTGACGCTGGATAAATAATCCTAACTGCGGCTGCACCGCCACCCGTGTAGTTTTCAGTGTAGCCGTAAATACCGCCACCACCACCGCCATAGTTACCACCAATACCAAATAAAGCTCCTGGTGTAGCTAAGCCACCAGAACCACCTTGACCTTGTTTAGATGGTTCACTAACACCACCAGAACCTGTATTTTGAGCTGTACCATAACCACCCGCACCATTTGATCCTTGACCTAAAACTCCAACACCGCCTCCGCTACCTGAATAATTACCATATGGTGAGGTAAAGCTAACAGCGTAGCCACCACCCCCTCCACCGCCAGAGCCAGCAGAGCCAGAAGCACCTGGAGAACCACCTGAATTTCCGCCATTACCAGAATAACCACCAGCGCCGCCACCAGCAGCAGAACTGCTACTACCTCCGTTACCACCGCCATCTGCAGCGCCGCCAATTGTTGATCCAGTACCTCCTGCTATAGTACCTGCGGTATTTGAGCCACCGCCTCCAGCGAAAAAATAGAAAGCGTCAACACCATTGGTACCAAAATATGCATCTCCGCCAGCACTACCAAACTGAGCAAAAGCAGGGGCATATATAGCAATAGATTGTCCGGGAGTTACAGCAATACTATTTTTATATCTAAGACCTCCGCCAGCGCCCGCACCCTGACTGTAATAGCCGCCAGCACCCCCACCACCAACGCATACTACGCTAACACTTGTAATTCCTATGGGCACAACAAAGGTGTAATAACCGCCTGTATAAAGTTGTTGACCTTCAAGGCTAGGCGTTACGGCATTTGTTACGTTGCTTCCAGGACTTTCACCAAAAGCGTTAATTGCGGTTACTTGAAATGTATAACTTACACCATTGGTTAACCCAGTTACTGTAATTGGGGAAGTAGCAGCAGTACCCGTGACATTTCCTGGGGTTGATGTTGCTCTGTATCCAGTTATAGCAATTCCTGTACCACCTGTATTAGTAGGAGCAGTAAAAGTTATTTCTGCCGCTGTATTTAATTTAGCAGCAACCGCAGAAGTTGGTGCATTGGGTGACTTAGCCCCAACGTACGCCGCATTTACAAAACCTGCATTAAATCTATCAGTCATAACTGATCTCTTTAAGTTATTGCTTCGTAAGACGCTGTCATTTCAATGGCGTTGGTTGTACCTGAAGTTACTACGATTGACTGTGTTTCACCAAGATAAATTGCGGTCGATTTGTCAGAAAGAATCAGTGTGGTATTAGCAGGAACTGAAATTTGAAAAGCAATTCTGTAAGCCGTTCCCCCGCCACCCGTTGCGCTGTTAAGAGAAACCGTTATGTTTGCAGCCGTGCCTGTAACGTTTGCCGCCATGATGTAGTCAATTTTATTTACGGTTCCAACGGCGGGTGTAAGGGCAGTCCAAGTGGTTGCAGTTGTAGTTGTTGGTATTAGGTACGATGAGTTACCGTAAATTGACGTTACGTTTACTATGTTTGGGTTTGCCATTTAATACTCCTTAGTATCCAAAAATCATTGCCATAGCAATAGCTTTACCTGTCGTAACACCGCCCGAAGGAGTTTGAAAACTTGGGGCAGAAGTTCCATTACTTGTTAGTACTTGACCGGCCGTGCCATTAGCAATAAATGCTGTAGTGCTTGCTGCTGATTGATATGGAATTTGACTTGCAATTCCACCAATAAGATTATTTGCGTTGTTAATGTTAACACTTGTCACTGAAAAGGCTATTGTGTCAACAATATCACCCACTACTGCTGCTTGTGTCAAGACAACCGATGTTCCGTTAGTAGCAGTATATTCTGTGCTATCTAAAAATACACCATTTAAAAATACTTCAAGGTACCCTACAGTGTATGCTATTGAAAAAGTAGTTTGTCCCGAAGTCGCAGTAAAACTGGTGCGAGTGTAAGAAGTTGTCGCGACGGGTCCAGTTGCTCCGGTTGCTCCGGTTGCTCCGGTTGGACCCGTGACACCTGTTGCACCTGTTGGTCCTGTTGGTCCTGTTGCACCTGTTGGTCCTGTTGGTCCTGTTGGTCCTGTGGGGCCTGTAGGTCCAACATCACTTATATTTATTTGACCACCCATTGAAGAATGGAATTGGCATACATAATATAACGTGCTTGGTGCGTTGTAAGGAACTGCAAATGTAATTGTGCCTACTGCTGCTCCGTTGTTAGTAACGCCAGTGTTATAAACATTACCTGCGTTATAAGGTGGTGCGGTAGTTTGTAACCAAAACGGATGCCCTGAAGCATTTACATCAAAAACATAAGTAAAACCACGTAATAAGTTTAATGTTGGATTAGTTGCGCCATCAATTATGTAAGCACTTGCTGCACTATTTGTTACTGTATAAGTTCTAGAACCTGTGGCTCCTGTTGGTCCAGTAGGTCCAGTGGGTCCTGTTGAACCTGTGGCGCCTGTGGAACCAGTGGGTCCTGTT